GTTTCCCAGTCACGATCCAATGCAGTTTGCATAGGAGATCTTTCAAAATACTTAAATCCATCAGGACAGTCTGTTTTCAAAAAGAAAGCATCTGTATCTGTTAGATAATGATTTACAACATAGCCATCAGGAATCATTCCCTGATTTCTAATAGAGTTAATGTCATTGTCAGATGTTCCTACTCTCCCTGGGGTTTGTAAGAGTCTGTCAGCAACAAACTGCAACTGAGGTGGAACAATTAATTTCATTCCTCTTAGTGCAATATTAAGACCTCTATCATCAGTAAATGTAGAGATATTAATTAATGCATCTTCAAGAGAAGTTTCATTAAGATCCGCCATAGTTGTAGCTCTATTTGCTAAAGAACCACCTCCGCCTAGCGGGTGATCTGTAGCGATTAATACTTTGCCATCACCGCCAGTTGTAGAGAACGCATTGTTCAATACAGACGCAGCTTTGATTTGCTTTGTATTAGCCATAGATCTAGCTAGTGCTTTAGTGTATCTAGCACCTAGACGATCATACAGATTATCTTCAACAGCTTCTTCTGTTAGTGCGAATGCTAAAGCAACCGTCTCGTGAGTATAACGAGAAGTATAACCTTCGTTAGCGTTGTCAAATCTGACTCCACTACCTTCTGATTTTACTTCAGCATTACCGAACCCAACGATTAAAGTTTCTTCTTCAAACGCTCTATCAGAACTCTCTGTATCAAAGATTTCTGCATGCTCTGCTTCATATCTAGCATATTCCATGCCGAACAAGGCGTTTAAGCCTGGCTCTAATTCTTTCGCTAATTGCGACCTATTTATTGCCATGATTAAACTCCTGTAGGATCAACATAGAAATGCTCATTAAACTTAACTATAACATTCACGTTAGCTGAACCTGTAGTGCTGTTATCTGGATCAGAGGAAAAGCCCATGATTCTGAAAGTCGCAGTTGTTGCGGCTGTTGTTCCAGATAGTTCCATAGCTGACATACCAGTTTTGGTAGAGCCAGCGGTATAAGAAATATCTGCATTCAAGCCTACATCAGTCTGCGCTGGAGAACCGGCACTCTGAATTTCAAATACAGCATTAGGGTCATCTTCTACGAATGCTACAATATCAGTCGATACAGTTCCGTCAGGAAAATGAGAACTAAAAACAACGTCTCCGCTGCTATTAGTAAACTTACATCCTCTAAAAATACCTAGCGGTTCATCACCTGCACCTGCTACTAAAATAGTACCAGTATTGAGCATTTTTACTATATCGCCTGAAAAAATATTCCCTGAAGCACCTGAAGCAATTTCATATTCTGTTGTTCCGCCATTAGCGACACCAGAACCTAATTTGCCTACAAGTCTTGCTCCAAATGGGGCATTTTTGTTAGCCATAATAAGTTACCTATATTATTTAAAATTAATAAAATTGATGATCAACTGCGTTGACCACCTCCAAAAGTTACTTTGCTTGACCTCTCCGGATTCAAGATTGGAGAGTTTGGATCTGATTCCCTTAAAAGATCATTGTCTACAGCATCTTGCTGAGTAAGCGCACGACCTTCAAAGTAGGAGTTTCTTTCTTCGCGCGTTTCATTAGGAATCTTAGCCAGCAGCAAACCGCCAACTGAAACTACTCCTGCATGTTTACCGTCATCTAAAGTAGGAAGTTCAAATCCATCTAACTCTTCGGCCCTGACAAGATCGAAACCCTCTCTCATCCTAGAAGTTACATTTTTTCTGTCTTCGCTACCTGCGAGTTCAGCTCTGATCCACCTGTAGGTATAACCTTCAGGTGCAGGAGGAGTATCCAACATTGATGGTGGACTCCATGGTTTGCGAGCAACTTTTTTGGCTCGTGTGTCGGCAGAACGCGAGGTTCTGTTTAAATCTTTATTTTCTTCTGTCATAGTTTTACCTTTTAACGTATTTAGCGTACTCACCTAAGGGTACGTTTAATCTTTTAGCCATTTGAACTTCAGATGGTGACAATTTAACTTGTCTTTTATTTGAGCTAGTATTACCAGCTACTCTACCTGCTGAAGCCACCTTTTGTTGAGGCTTAGATTTAACAGAAGATTCATCAAACTTCTGCGGGAATTCTTCACGAATTCTCTTATCAACCTCACTATAGTACTCTTCCGAACCAAGGTCAAACCCTTCACTTTCTAATTGTTTGTTGATTGCCATAGCACCCATAGTCATTACTTCATCCTGACCGAACCATTCATTGTTATCAACCCACTCTTTATCTCTTCCAACTAACTCCGGAACAGCAGCTTGTTGTGTTTGATTTTGTAAGGCTTGGTTAGGATAATAATCTTGATAATTAGTTTGTAGTTCTTCTTGTTGTTGAATTACAACCTTAGAATCAGAAACTTTGTTTTCTTCTACTGCTATTTTTGCAAGAACTTCTTGTGCCTTTGCAACCTTGTCATAATCTGCAACCTCATGAGCGTTCTTTAATGCCGCTAATGCTTGTGCTTTTTGTGATTTAAGTCTGCTTTCTGCTTCGTTCAAATATGATTTATCTAAACTTGAAGATCTAGTTTTTAACTGTTGGTTTTCTTCTGCAACTCTTTTTGCATACTCATAAGCAGACTCTTGACCTCTTTCAGCCTCTCTTAACTTACGTGTAAGATTCCCAATTCTTTTTTTAACTTTTTCAGAATAATCTTCTAACTCTTCAGCAGATTTTTCTTCTGGCTCTTGTGACACATCCTCAATAACTTTTTCAGCTTCTTGATCAGATTCCTCTGTTGTAGCAATATCAGCTATTTTACCGCTAGGTTTTTCTTCAGGAAGATCTACTTCTACAACCTCCCCTTCATCTACTAGCTCTTCTTGTTTTGCTTCTTCATTCATTTTTGCTCCTTATACTGCAAGAATATCATCAGGATCTAATATAGTAGCTATCACTTCATCATCATTAATGATTCTGCATTCAGATTCATCTCCGAGTTTAAAACGAGCGCCAGCATATCTGCCTATCAATACCCATTGTTTTTCCTGACACCAGGCTTCAGTAAATCTACTGGAGTCTTTATAGCAATCAGGACCCATTTTAACGACATAACCCACAACGGTTGCTAAAGATTCTCTATCAACCTGTGACTGTACTAGGTGTATTCCACCATCTGTTACTGCTTTTCCTTTGTATGGAAGTATAAGTATCCTCCAACCCGTAGGTTGAGGCATTCTTTCTAAAATTGATTTATCTAGGAGGGTTGGATCTAAAACTCTAGCCGCCTGTTCTACGTAAGGCAATATCTCTTCTGGTTGAGTTTCTTCTGTTTCTGGAGTTTCTGTTTCTTGGGTCTTTTCTTTTTCTATTGCTTGAGCAACATGTTCAGGTATCTGTATCTTCGACATCTTCTTGTATTTTTCCTAGCAGTTCTCTAAATGAATTTTCTGTGTCAACTAGAGAACTGTAACGTCCACACAGATACTGATATTGGGCAAAGTCTTTGGTGCCAGCTAAGATTACATCTTTTACGCTTTCCTTTTGGGCCTCAAGTTCTTTTAAAAACTTTTGGCTTATCCAAACTACCGACACCTAATAAACGCCAGAAAACTTGCCGCCAAATTCAGCAGCTCCCATACCTCTAGCTTTACCTTTACCCATTCCAGGTTTAGGTGAAGTATTAGCATCAAAAGTACCTGCATCTGTTTTAAGAGGCACAGAACCTTTGTTACTGTAAGGATTTTTATTCTTCATTACAGTAGGAGTTTTTTGTTGGCTAATATCAGTTCTTTTAATCATGTTTTTAATTATTCAGTACAACCTAATTATTTGCAAGTTTTATTTACCCTGCCCTCGGTACTTCTTTTTGGTTTTTCTTTTGTTGGTACCCGCACCCCTACTCAAGGCGCTGTTGCCTATAGATGTTTTTTTCTTAACACGCTGTACTTTTTGAACGTCAAAAGTTTTAGGCACTACTGTTGTTTATTGGCTTGTTCCATAAGTTTGAACCTTGCCTGTTGTTCTAACCTAGCTCTAGCCGTTTCATCTCTTAGATCTGCAATATCCTCTTGAGCATCAATTCTTTCTCTATCAACATTAATTCTTTGTTGAGCTTCTTGAGCCTTTCTTTGCTCGGCAGCTAAGAACTGTTGTTGCTCTATAGAAAGCTCCTGACCTTTCAAAGCCAACTCTTGTTTTCTTATGGCAACTAATGGATCTTCATCTTGTGGCGCTGAAACCTTCTGATTATATTCAACTAATAGTTCCGCAAGTATAGGTGAGGAGAATTGTGCCAATATATCTCCTGCTTGTAAGGATAAATTTTGTGCTTCTTGTGGTGATGCCTGTTGAGCTTGCTGTTGTATTTGTTGGAACTGTTGCATAACTTCTGGTGGCATTTGTTGTTCACCAAGAATATCAGCCTTCATCTGGAGATGCTGCATGATATGTGAATGAATCAAAGCTTGCACTTGAGCATTCATCTGCACCGGAGGTGTGTTCAACAAAGACATATGGATCGCAATATGTGCATCATGATTTTGTTGTGGGAATGCTTGAGCTTGTTGTCCTAATAACAATTGATTGTTTTCAAACCCAGCCTCTAAAGGTAGAGGATCTGTAGGAGGTGGAGGTGTAAGTATTTGCTCTACGTTATCAACACCTATAGCCGCATACATTCTTTTGTAAGCTTCGTATGTACCGTTAGGCCCATGTACTTGAGGATTGGATTGGACCAACTGCATCATCTCTTGTGCCATAGCAATCCTTTGAGATTGACTAAATATATCAGGATTGGATATTGGGAATAT